TTTATGTTAGCTGACACGACGGTTATTCCTGCAGTACCTTCAATCAATGCAGAACCTAATTATGAAGTTACTATTTCAGTTAATGAAGAATTTGTTAGCAAATTCATCAAAGCAAAAAATGCATTACCAGATGCAAAAAACTTTGCAGTGCAAGTTATTAACGGACAAGTTAAATTTATTATTAATTACACAACGGTTAATGCAGATAACATTTCATTCGAAGTAGGTCCAACAACAATAGCCGCAATGGATCCTGTTTGTTTTTCTGCAGATAAGTTAAAAGAAGTATTAGTAGCAAATCGTGGAGATAGCGGAGAATTAAAAGTATCACCAGATGGTTTAGCTCGAATTGAATTTACAGGTTCTGATTTTGAATCAACCTATTGGTTAGTAATGTTACAAAATTAATATGCAAGTACGAGTAATAAATGAATCGCTAAATGCGTTGCCGGCATATGAAACTCCTCAGAGTGCCGGCTTAGATGTAAGATGTACCGAATCCATCACGATGAATCCGGGTGAACGAGTTTTAGCAAAAACTGGTTTATATGTAGAAATTCCTGCAGGATTTGAAATTCAAGTAAGACCTCGCAGCGGTTTAGCTTTAAAACATGGAGTAACCGTATTGAATACGCCCGGAACTATCGATTCAGATTATCGAGGAGAAATTGGTGTTATTTTAATGAATCATAGCAGCACAGTTGTTGAATTTAACAAAGGTGAACGGATTGCACAATTGGTTATGGCCCGCGTAGAGCGAATAGAATGGCAAATAACCGATTCATTATCAGATACAAAACGGGGGCTAGGAGGATTTGGATCAACAGGTAAATAACATGATTGTACAACAAGAAAACACGCTTTGGGTAGAATCATTTCGCCCAGACACATTAGAAGGATATATTGGCAATGAACATATTATTGAAAAAGTTAAGATCTTTATCGCAAATGGTGATGTTCCGCATCTATTATTTTATGGATCAGCTGGAACAGGCAAAACAACGTTGGCGAAAATAATTGCAAACAGCGTAGATGCAGATTTAATGTATATTAATGCATCGGATGAAAACTCAGTAGATGCGGTACGAGATAAGATTAAGCGTTATGCATCAACGGTTGGATTTCGTCGTTGGAAAATCATTATTTTAGATGAAGCAGATTATTTAACACCGAATGCACAAGCTGCTCTTCGCAATTTGATGGAAACATATAGCAAAACAACGCGTTTTATCTTAACGTGTAACTATGTTGAAAAAATCATTGATCCAATTCAATCTCGTTGTCAAACATTTGCTATTACGCCCCCGAGCAAATCAGATGTAGCAAAGCGATTGGTTGTGGTATTAGATGAAAAAGGCGTTACATATGATATTAAAGATGTAGCAGCAATCATCAATGCATCATATCCAGATATTCGCCGAGCAATCAATGCAGCACAAGCATCTGTTGTTAACGGCAATTTGCAGTTGGATAAAGCAAGTGCAATTCAAGCAAATTACATGACGGAAGTCTTGGAGGTTTTGAAAAATGCTAAAGACAAAAAAGCAGCATTCAATAAAATACGTCAGGTTATTGCTGACAGCAAAGTAAAAGATTTTACGCCATTGTATACTTTTCTTTATGACAATTTAGATGACTTTGCACATGGTCATATTGCTCCATGCATTTTGATTATTGCAGAAGCACAGTATCAAGGAGCTCATGTTGTTGATCAGGAAATTAATGTTATGGCAATGTTTACGAAAATTTTATCAGAATTGTAAAAATATTCAATGTCTTTATCTATTACAGATATATTTATAATAAAGGATATTATGTATAACATTAAATGTATCGAATGTGATAGTATTACGGAATTTAGATATAAAGCTAGATTTGAAAAAATTAATGTTAATTTGTTTAAATGTAGTAAATGTAGAAAACTAAAAGAAAAAGATTGTATTATATGTAATACAAAATTTAAAACTGCAGATAATGGTAAAACGTGTAAGCCTGCATGTAAAATGAAATTAGTTGCATTAACTATTAGTAATGGACAATATGAAAATATATCACAAATTCCGGATATTAAACAAAAAGTATCAGAAAAAGGCCGATATTTTTCTAAAATAAATGTTACGGGTATTAATAATCCACATTACGGTTATAAACATTCTGCAGAAACTAAAAGAAAACAAAGAATTAAAAGATTAAAATCATTAAATGAAAAACGTCCATGTTATCCCGGATATAATAAAATTGCATGTAATCGGATAGATGAATATGGACAAAAATATGGATATAATTTTCAACATGCAGAAAATGGTGGAGAATATTTTATAGAACATTTAGGCTATTTTGTAGATGGATATGATAAAGAAAAAAACGTTGTTATTGAATATGACGAAAAACATCATTTTAAAAATAAAAAGTTACGAGAAAAAGATATAAAACGTCAAAAAGAAATTGAAGAATATTTAAAATGTAAATTTATAAGAATAAATGAGTTCAACTATGAATAAATTAAACACCCCAGGAATTAAACCAAATGATATGCAACCAATTACATGTAAAGAATGTAACGGAATGTATTTTCGACAAGTAATGGCTATTAACAAAGTATCTAAATTTTTAACAGGCGCCGATAAAGATACCATGGTGCCAATTCCAGTATTTAGATGCGACGACTGCGGTTCTATTCCAGAAGAATTTCAACCTATAAAAGTTAAAAAGTAATGTCTGCACCATATCATAAAGATTTAGTTACAATTGTATTTAAAACATCAAATCGTAGCAACGCAAAAACTAAAATCAAAACGTTTCGAAACAAATCAATGGATGATATTTTAAATGCAAAACGAATCATAGGAATACCAGATACTGCTGTTATTTTAGAAGCCGGAATAGGTGAATATTTAGAACAACAATATCGTAAAAAATATAAATTATAACGAATGGCAGAAGAAAAGAAAGGTGCAACGATTTTTGATTTGATTGGCGGCGTAACGGATAAAAAGCGAGAATGGAAAAAATGGTCTGAAACAGATCAAAAGAAATTTTCTCCATTTATTGTTAATCGTTGGTTATCAATGCGAATGGAATTAACAGAACTAGTCAATGAATTGCAAACATATACAATTGGATTACTTAGACCGCAAGAAACATATCGATTGTATTATGAACTTTTGCCTACAAATAAGAGCTTTGCAAAATACATTAAAGGCAAAGCTGAAGATAAATTTGATAAAGATTTAATTACGCAACTTGCAGAACATTATCAAATTAGCAAATCAGAAGCAACGGATTATGCAGATTTAATGGATAAAGTTACATTAGAGCGCATCATAACAATGTATGGATATAGCGATGCTGAGAAAAAACGTATGTTAAAAGGAATCAAATGAGTGTAAATACGCAGACACATTACAAAGGTAAGGATAGTCTTTATAAATTTGCACAAGAATGGGGATTGAATGCCTATGAATTTGATATCATTAAACGCATTGTAAGATGCCGTCACAAAGGTTCATTTGAACAAGACTTGCAGAAGACTAAAGATTTAATTGATATCTATTTGAAAGAATCAAATTATATATAGTCCCATTCAAATGTTAATGAAGTACTAATGAATTTTTTTTGTTTGTCGCTATAATAATAGTATTGAAGTGATTGTGTTAAACTGTCACCATTCCATATGGCAGAGGCAATGTCATCAACTAATGATTCTAAATTAGTAATAGATTTTTTATTTTCAGTATTTGTAGATTTTTTTATTGGATCTAAGATATCTCTTTTTATGTTGTCAGCAAACCAATTGGTAAACCAATAATATGCGCCCTCTTCATCATCGCCAATTCCTGGAGCAAATGGATTCCAACTACGGAAATCATAAAAATAATCTTGAGGATACAACGTTGTAACTTTATATACTCGTCTAATTGCTGCTATTATTTTTCCATTCTGCTCTCGATACGTTTTATTTGGATCTGCTTTTGGTTTTTCTTTTGGTTTTGCACCTTTTATAAAATCAACATGTACATGTTCTAAATGTGGACTTTCTCCTGTGTATGCGTGCCATCCTTTAGGAGAAAGTCCACATTCGTTTATTGTAAATAACATTTTTGGCAGAATATGTAGAATGATTTGCTACTAAATAATCTGCTAATTCTTGCATAACCGGATCGCCGATACCCTTTGCTCCGTGCCAATCAATAGCATTTCCGATATTATGTTCCGACGGAGTATTTGTTTTACCAATATTACGGCCTCCGGGAGGCGGCCATATACCAATTGCACTCCATTTTTCTTTAGAAAATTGTGGTTTAGATAAGATATCTGCTTTACAAAATTTCGTAGCATCAGTTTGTTCTGTAAGCAAATGTTTTAACCGTATCATATATTATAAATATATTTGATTTGAAATTTTAAATTATTTTCATATAATATAGTATGAAAGGCACATACATTAATCCAGTATATAGATTAGCAGTACGAGACGCAGCTTCTGTACCAAGAAAGATTTCATATTCGCAATGGTCAATGTATGAACGTTGCCCACTTTCTTGGAAATTATCATATATCGATGGTCTAGCGCCGTTCCAAGCATCAATTGAAACAGTGTTTGGAACAGCATTCCATGAAACATTTCAGTATTTCTTAACCGTAATGTATACGGAATCCGTTAAGAAAGCAGAAGCATTGGATTTGCGTGGCATATTGCAAAACAAACTTCGCGAAGAGTATGCACGATGCGTACAAGAATTTGGTGGAGAGCATTTTTCAAATCCATTGCAACTAGCAGAATATTTAGAAGATGGTGCTGCTATTCTGCAATGGTTTAGCAAACGACGAGGACAATACTTTTCAAGCAAAGATTGGGAATTAGTTGGCATTGAAATTGAATTATGTCATCCGGCATCTCCCAAGAATCCATCAGTATACTGGTATGGTTTTATTGATGTTGTTATGCGACACGTTCCTACTAATACTTTTAAATTGTTTGATATTAAAACGTCTCGCAATGGTTGGAAGCAATCAGCTAAATCAGATGCAATGAAGTCAGCACAATTAATTGCATATAAAAATTACTTTGCAGAACAATTTGGTGTATCGCGTGACAAGATTGAAGTTGAATTTTTTATCGTTAAGCGTAAGATTGTTGAAGAATCAATGTTTCCGCAAAAACGAATTCAAAATCATAAACCAGCAGCTGGTTCAGTAACTCAAAAGAAAGTTCAACGGCAGATTGAATCTTTTGTTGATGCATGCTTTGATGCAGAAGGCAATAAGAATGCTGATAGAAACTATGTTGCAGTTGCAGGTAAAGGTGCCGTTAATTGTAAGTATTGTCCGTTTAAAACAGATTATGAACGTTGTCCTAAAGAAAATAGGATTCGTGAATAAAATTCATTATAATAAAGTATGATTAAGTGGACACATAAACATGTATACGTTTACGAATTTCAGATGCAAAATCATCCAACGTGGCCAGGTACTAAAACATGTGTCATGGAGTATTCGTTGTGTACAAACATAGATGGCCCTGATCATAAAGAAAATAGAAAAACATTGGAACAAATGCTTCGTTTAGTATATGGGCATTATCCAAAAGGTGTTAAATTTGTACGAGAACGACGATGAAACGAATTGCAATTATCGGAAATACAGATTGGCAAAATAAAAGAAAAATACAAGAAACTCTGCAGCTTGTAAAAAAGAAGTTTGGTGACGATTTGATTGTTGTTGGTGCAGGTGGTAATGAAGGAGCCAACAGTATGGTTAGAAAGTATGCATTGGAATTTGGTTTAAGTTACGAAGAATATAACCCTTCATTTTCAGGACATAACATGTATTCAGCAATGCCAGAATCATATTATGGTAAACCATATCATTTTTCGCAGCTTCATCACCGCATGCAGCTTATTGCAGAACGATGCGATTACATGATGATTTTAAGCAATCAAATGCAATTAGATCCAGTGCTTCAAACAGCATGGACGCGAACTAAAAAATTACAAAAACCTGTGGTTATCTTAGGTTAAACCATATTTATATAAAAGTTATAAAGGATAAAATGCAGTTACCAAAACTAAAAAAAATCGACCCCAACAAGCCCAAGAAAAAGAAAATTTTATTATTAGCAGATGATTTCCGATTGCCTTCGGGTATTGGTACCATCAGCCGAGAGATTATATTCAATACCGTACGACATTATGATTGGGTACAATTAGGCGGCGCATTAAAACACCCAGAAGCAGGTCAAGCATTTGATTTGTCAGTACAAGTTGCACAAGAAACGGGCATAGAAGATGCATCAGTTAAAATTATTCCATGGAATGGTTATGGAGACCGAAATATTCTAATGGCACTTATAAACAATGAACGTCCAGATGCAATATTTCATTTTACCGATCCGCGATATTGGACTTGGTTATATGCTATTGAGCACGAAATTAAAACAACATTCAACATACCTATTATTTATTATTCAATTTGGGATGATTTACCTTATCCAATGTGGAACGCACCATTTTATGCAAGTTGCGATTTAATTATGGGTATTAGCAAACAATCAGACAATATTCATCGAGAAGTACTCGCACAAAATGGATTTGATGTTGTAAATTATGATGCTCAAGATTCAGTACCAACGGATGTAAAATGGAATCAAATTGTTACTGGGTTTGTTCCTCACGGATTAAATCATAATACATTCAAACCATTGCCTGTAGATGATGCAACATACAAACATGTTTATGAAAACATTAAAACGAAACATGATGTAGACTTTGTAGTGTTTTGGAACAATCGAAATATTAGACGAAAACAACCAGGCGATTTAATTTTAGCGTTTAAAACATTTGTTGACGGATTGCCTGCAGAGCAAAAGCAACGAGTAGCATTGCTAATGCATACACAGATTGTAGATGAAAACGGAACAGATCTCCGAGCCATTTTTAAAACATTGGCACCAGATTGCAAAATAATATTTTCGGAACAAAAATTATCTCATGCTGAATTGAATGCTATGTATAATGTTGCAGACGTTGTTGTTAACATTGGTAGCAACGAAGGATGGGGACTTAGTTCAACTGAAGCAATATTATCAGGCACTCCGATTATTAACAATGTAACTGGTGGATTACAAGACCAATGTGGATTTGTGGACGAAAATGACGAGTGGATTAGATTTAATGGAGAATTTGCAACTAATCATACAGGTAAATATAAATTACACGGCGTTTGGGTTAAACCAGTATTTCCAAGTAATAGATCACTTCAAGGTTCGCCACAAACGCCATATATTTTTGATGATCGAGCAAAATATGAAGATGTTGCTGATGCAATTCGATATTGGTATGACACGCCAGAAACACTTCGAAATCAAATGGGTCAATCTGGTAGAGAATGGGCATTAAAAAATGGACTAACGGCCGAACAAATGGGCAACAAAATGATTGAAATGATTGATTATTTATTTGAATCTAAATTAGAAATCCGTGCAAGATATACACTAACTAAAGTTACACCAAAAAAATACGAAAAAACAGGAATAGTATGCGAACAGTTATAATAGCATCACCAGTAGCAACACAATCAGGATACGGTCATCATGCCCGCGAAATTATTGCAAACATTATAGAACAACGTGGTAAAGAATGGGACGTTAAACTCGTGTCTTTGCCATGGGGACATACTCCATTTACATATCCAATACCACAAGATTGGAATCAACGCATTGTTCCGCTACCACTTACATCACAACCAGACGTTTGGGTACAAGTTACAGTGCCTAATGAATTTCAAGCAGTTGGAAAGTATAATATTGGAGTTACTGCTGGCACCGAAGGAGATATTTGTCCTGCGGAATGGATTGACAAACTTAATGCAATGCAATTGGTCATTGTACCAAGCGAATTTACAAAACAAGTATTTATTAATACATCCCAAAAGAATAACAAACCTATTACATCTAAAATAGAAGTAATTCCAGAATATTTTGATGAAAATGTATATACTAATAAAACAACTGGCCAGTTATCGATTCTAGATTCAATTCCTGAAACATTTGCATTTTTATCAGTTGGTCATTGGTTGCAAGGTCAAGCTGGCGAAGATCGTAAAAATATTAGCGGGCTTATTCATTGTTTTTTTAATACATACAAAAATCAAAAAGATGCACCTGCACTTGTATTAAAGTCGAGCGGAGCAACATATTCAGTTATGGACCGCATGGATATTGAAAACAAAATAATTCAGCTTCAAGAATTATTTCCGGGAGCTAAGTTACCAAACGTATACTTATTGCACGGAGATTTAGCAGATGAAGAAATGAATTTGCTTTACAATCATCCTAAAGTAAAAGCTATGATATCATTTACAAAAGCAGAAGGGTTTGGTCGTCCATTACTTGAATTTTCAACTACAGGTAAACCCGTAATTGCACCTCATTATTCTGGTCAAGCTGATTTTCTTAAAAAAGATTTCATTTGTGCATTGCCAGGCGGTTTGACTGAAATACATGAATCAGCTCGTAACGAATTTTTAATTAAAGATGCAAAGTGGTTTACTCCAGATTATACATATGCTAGTAAAATGATGAAAGAAGTGCAAAAGAATTATAAAAAATGGCAAGAATTAGCAAAACGCCAACGTTATTTTGTTAATTCGACATTTACTAAAACTGCAGTAGCACCCGTATATGAAAAAGTATTAGGTATCGTTGATGAAGCATTAGCATCAGTACCAAAACAAGTAGAATTGTCATTGCCTAAATTAACGTTACCTAAATTAAAGAAAATTGAAGCATGAAAATAAGTTATGCAGTAACGGTATGTAACGAATTGCAAGAAATACAACGTTTGCTTGATTTTTTACTTAAACATAAACAGAAAACTGATGAAATTGTTGTGTTGTTAGATATAACAAATACAGATGATGAAATGATATCAACGCTGCGACATTATGAACGACATTATGACGATCATATAACCATATGGCAAGATAAATTTCAAGGACATTTTGCCGATTGGAAAAATAAATTATCATCATATTGTTTTGGCGATTTTATTTTTCAGATTGATGCAGATGAAATACCAAATGAAACTTTGATAACACAACTACCAAATATACTAGAAACAAATTCTACAGTAGATGTTGTTTTGGTACCTAGAGTAAATACTGTGGAAGGTATGGATCAAGATCATATGCAACAATGGGGTTGGAATGTGAATGAACATGGATGGATCAATTGGCCAGATTATCAATGGAGGATTTATCGCAATGATGATTCTATTACTTGGAAAAATAAAGTGCATGAAGTATTACAAGGTTTTAAAGAATATTCAACTTTACCAATGCAAGAAGATTATTCATTATATCATCCAAAAACAATGGATCGGCAAATCAAACAAAATGCATATTATGAAACATTGTAAAACAAAACAAGAAATATATACGGATTTAGAAGTTGAAGCAATGCAAAACAAGGATGCTAATTCTATAGTATGTGATATAAAACAACTAATCAAAAAATATCCTAATGATAAAGAATTGGGGTGCGCTATTCGTAAATACTTTATAAAGAATAATCATGACGCAGATAACCGAATATAGAAATCAAGTACTTGATGTATTAAAACAAAGTAACAATCATTATGCTACTAAAATTATTAATTTGCAAGTAGCAGACAAAACAATATCATATCATCGTTGGTTGCATCCATGGCAAGGCGATTGGGAAGTTCGTGCATTGTTTAATGAAACAATTTTAAGTAATTTATCTAAAATTATTACACCCGGCAGTACCGTAATTGATATTGGAGCACATACCGGTAACATGTCCGTTGCATATTCATTGTTTGCTAACAAAGTAATTGCATTTGAGCCAAATCCTGCTACATATGAAGTATTAGAATTGAATTCGACTTTGAACAAAAATATTCAACCATTCAATTGTGCTATTTCGGATGAAGAAGGAGCATTAACATTTCATTATTCAGATCATGGATTTTGCAATGGAGGATTTGCTACACGTACTGGGCATGGCATTGGAGTTACTGGTCATACTGTGCCAATTGACGTAATGGCAGTTAATTTTGAAAAATTTATCAATGAAAATGAAATTGAACTTGGACATGTTTCTTTGATTAAAATAGACGCTGAAGGACATGATAAGGATATTTTAAAAACATTGAAGCATACAATAACGACACATAAACCAGTTTTAATTACTGAAATTTATGATGGCTTACATCTCAATGAAATTACTGATTTATTAGATACAATTCATGAATTAGGATATAAAGCATATGATGAAGAAATTAATCATTTAGATCTAGATAATTTAGGTAAAGAAATAAAATCAGTTAATGATATAAAACCAGGCTCTGGCCATAACTTAGTTTGTATATATGATTCCAAATAATTTGCATTATGTACATTTAAGTAATAATGGTCGGCCATGGAAGTTGCATCATTATTTATCAGTAAAATCTGCATATGTTCGAAGCAAAGTTAATAAGATATGTATGTGGGTTGATGCCGAGCCAACTGGCGAATGGTGGGAAAAAACTAAACCAATGGTTGAATGTATTCACATCGAAGCCCCGTCTGAAATTTTTGGAATACCAATAACACAATTAGCACATAAAAGTGATGTATTGCGTTTACAAATTCTTTTAGAACATGGCGGAATATATGTTGATACGGATACTATATTTGTTAAAGATTTTTTATCATTGCTACATAATAAATTTGTTTTAGGACAACAAGCACCCAATGGATCGGAAGGATTGTGCCCTGCTGTGATTTTATCAGAGCCAAATTCAGTATTTGCACAACATTGGTTGGCAGGATTCAAAGATCATTTTCATGGTGGCCCACCTGGAAGTGATACGTGGTGCACGCATTCAGTACATTATCCATTATGGTTATCTAAACAACTTTCAAACGAAATTACAATATTAGATCATGAAGCATTTTTTTGGCCATTGTATCATCAAGACCACATTGAAGCAATGTTTGAACAAAATCATGATTTTCCAAATGCATATTCTCATCATCTATGGGAGAGTAGTGGTAAAAAATATTTAGATAATTTAACAGAATCTGATATAATAACTACAAATACTACATTTTCTAACTTAGTAAAAGATTTATTATGAATATCGTAATTTATGCAGGAGATAGAAAATATTATTCGGTTTTGCAACCTATTGCAGAAGAATTAAAAAATACCAATCATGCATTTTTATTTTACTATACACAAAGTACGCAATTACTTTATCCAAATCACCCAGATCATAAACAGCGGTTTAAATATGATGGCCAGATACAAGATGAAACACCTGTCATATCAGAAACATTGCAACTACAATTGCCATTTGTGCCAGATGTTTTAATTTTAGCTCGAGAACGATGGAATCCGGAACAATCGATTATACATGAATTTAAATCTAAATGGGATTGTAAAATATGTTGTGTTGAAGTAAGTAGTCATTTAACTAACAATATTGAAAATCGATTAGAAATGTTATCTAGAACACAATATCCACAAAATCAAGTAGATTATTTTTTCGAACATAGTCAATGGGCAAAGCAACGTAGAATAGATTGTTTAGATGAATCATATGATATAAAAACAATTGTTGTAGGCAATACTAGAAACTTTAAAGAAACAGATCTGCAACGAGTAAAAGAAAAATATAATATTGACCCAACTAAACAACAGATATTATTTTGGGGTGTAATTAATACAACAAGACGTACCGCATTTGAAGCATTACAAGTTTTAGCAAATAAAACAAAAGATACGCATCAAATTTATTATAAATGTTATCCAGGTGAACCATATAATGATCGATTTCAAAAAGATTTCAATCCTTTTTGTGTTGATGGCGTTACTGTAATATATGATGAAAATGATATATACGATATGGCTGCAATCTGCGATACTCATATAGCAGCTGCTAGTAGCGTATTTAACTTTGCATTTGCACATAATAAAAAACTAGTTAATTTAGATAGTATATGTTTTGCGGACGAAAAAATGAATGATATCAACACCTATCTTGAAGAAACAAACAATGGCGTTGAAGATTCTGCCAAATTTTGGATGGGAGTTTGGAATTTAAATTCCGTTGATGAATTTAAAAATATGATTGATTTGCGTCGTATAAATACATTCAAACAAACAAATACAGAATTTATGCAATGCGTTCATGCAAATACAATTGACTTTGATTGGGACTGTAATTTTTTAAATCAACCAAAAAAAGACTACGACAATCTAGTTAAATATTTTGATGAATATCAATTTGATGGAAATAGTACTAATAGAATAATAAATTTTTTAAACAATGAACTTAAAAACTAATCAATATAAATTTTTAGATCAGACATTAACGTTAACGTGTCAGGAAACGGAACATACTATAAAATTAATACAAGATGAATTGTCTACATATAAACCTATGTTTGATATAGGATTTCAACCAGGAGATTGCATAATAGATTTAGGAGCCAATTTAGGAATTATTTCTATTTTATTATCTAAAAAGTTTCCATTTACTAAAATTTATTCATTTGAAGCATCTCCTATAAATTATCAAAATTTTGTTAAAAATATAAAAGATAACAATTGCACTAACATTCAAGCATTTAATTTAGCGGTTTGGTCTGATTCAAATAGTATTATACAGATTCCGACATCACCAACAAATTCTGGAGGTTCTTCAATATATTATAAGTCTGAGTTTTTTAATCAATATCCAGTTTCGCAAGTACAAACGATTTCACTTGAAGATATTTTGGATCAAAATAATATAACAAGTTGCAAACTAATGAAAATTGATGTTGAAGGAGCTGAATATGAAATATTTAGAACATTCCCAACAACTCGAATCAACGTTATTAAAAACATCGGGATTGAATTTCATAAGTGTGAAGCAGCTAAATTAATTGATTTGAAACATGTATTGAAAAATAATAGTATTAATATTGTCTGCGAATTTAATGCAGCAGGCGGAAAATTAAGATAACATGAATATATACGTAGATATCGACGAAACAATTTGTATGTATACTGGAGAACGTCGTTATGATTTAGCAGACCCCATCTTGGAAAACATTGAAAAAATCAATATATTATATGAAGAAGGACATGACATTACGTATTGGACCGCAAGAGGTTCAGTTACTGGTATAGATTGGTTCGATGTAACTAAAATGCAATTAGATACATGGGGATGTAAATATCATAAATTAATTACGGGTCAAAAACCTGCATATGATTTATTGATTTGCGATAAAACAAAAAGAATAGAAGAAATATGAAAAAAACTTACATTATTGCTGAAATTGGAATCAATCATAATGGCGATTTAAACATAGCAAAGCGATTGATTGATATTGCGGCATTGTCAGGGTGTGATGCAGTTAAATTCCAAAAACGTAAACCAGCTGTATGCGTACCTGAGCATCAAAAAAATGTCATGCGAGATACACCATGGGGCACGATGACTTATTTAGACTACAAATATCGAGTAGAATTTGAAAAAGCAGAATATGATGAAATAGATCGTTATTGTGCAGAAAAGGGCATTAAGTGGTCAGCATCCCCATGGGATATGAATTCTTTAGAATTTTTGAAGCAATATGATCTTCCGTTTATAAAATTACCATCGGCAATGTTAACTAATAATGAATTAGTAGAAGCATGTGCACAATGTGGTAAAAAGTTAATTTTATCTACCGGAATGAGTACAGAAGAAGAAATTGATACGGCAATTGCATTGATACGCAAACATACAGAAAACTTTGCGATATTGCATTGTAATTCAACGTATCCTGCACCCATTGCAGAATTGAACCTAAGTACCATCGCGACACTTAAAAACAAGTATAAGTGCGAAGTAGGGTATTCGGGACATGAATTTAGAATTGGAACTACGGTAGCAGCAGTATACTTAGGAGCTACAATATTAGAACGACACATAACATTGGATCGTACAATGTGGGGCACAGATCATTTGTCATCAGTAGAACCACAAGGCCTAATTAAACTTGTTAAAGGCGTACGAGAATTAGAAGAAGCATATGGTGATGGCATCATACAAGTAACAGAATCAGAAAAACCAATTAGAACTAAATTAAGAGGATAAAAATGAAAACAAATTTAAAAAAAGTGTTTATAGAAACACAAAATCATTGGCAAAATACAAAAGAATATTCGGGGTCGGGATATGAAAATTTTAAAAATGATCGAAGAAAAAAACTAGCCGAACAAATTGTACAATTAAAACCAAAAAGTGTTTTAGAAATTGGATGTTTTGGCAGATACAATCTTAGACAAATTCATGAATTAGATTCTACAATTGAATTAACAGGATTTGATATTAATTCTAATGCATTAGAATATGCAAAAAATAAATTACCTAAATTAAATTTAATTCATGGGAGTATATATGAATTAGATAAATATTTTCACGAAAATCAATTTGACATTATTTTTACTGCAGGCGTACTTATTCATATACCATGTTTTTCGGATAAAATAGATACAGATAACATTTTAAATATAGCAAACAATCTTAAGAAAATAGCAAAACAATTTATATTTCATGCAGAGCACCATGGTGATACATATTATAAATTACCAAATAAAACTATGCGTTATGTACATAACTTTAATGATATGTATAGTACGTGTGCAGAAGTTCAAATAAATCAAGCACTGAATGCATCTCATGGATTTGAACAACTTATTAAAGTTACATTATAATGAATTTTACTGGAAAAAAAATATTTATTACTGGCGGTACCGGTTCATTAGGAAAAGCTCTTATTAAACGATTAAAACAATTTGATTGTACAATTATTGTTTATAGCAGAGATGAAGGCAAACAAGCATTAGAATTTGGACAAGATGCAAGTATTATCAAAGTAATTGGCGACATTAGAGATTTTGATAAATTAAACGTTACACTACAAAGACATAAACCGGATTATATTATACATACAGCTGCATTGAAGCGTATCGATGATATGGAATTTTATCCTGATGAATGCGTAAAAACAAATATCAACGGATCGGAAAATGTTGCAAGAGCTGCATTAGAGAATGGAATTGAAAAGTGTATTTTAGTATCAACTGACAAAGCCTGTCAACCAGTTAACGTATATGGTTCGAGTAAATTCATTGCTGAGCGTATTTTTACAAATTATGATTATCATTCTACATCAACCGTATTTGCATCTGTTAGATATGGAAATGTAATTGCATCGCGTGGATCGTTTATTCCACTTTGGGTGGATATGATTAATAACAATCAAACACTCAAAGTTACATCAGAAGCAATGACTCGATTTTTATTTACATTAGATGATGCAGTTAATACAGTATTGGGTGCATTAGAACATGCAGTTGGTGGAGAAGTATTTGTTCCACAAATTAATTCTTATACATTGCCAACATGTATAGCTGCATTAGGTAAAATGTTAAATAAACAACCTAAAACAGAATTAATAGGTCTTCGACCCGGAGAAAAATTGCATGAAGATATGTTAGCAGTAACCGAATTGCCTTTTACATATCAAGTACCAGAAATTAATTTGTTACAAATACGTCCGCAATACACAAATAAAAGTCATCAAGATTTCAAAAAATATACAGGACCAGAGTTTAATTCGGCATTATGGGTAACAGAAGATACTGATGAATTGATTGAATTGATTGAAACTGGATTAAAGTGTTAAAATGAAAATAACCCATTTAAATGGCGCTTGTGAAATTATTCAAGCAAATGGTATTAAAATTTTGACCGATCCGTGGTTAGTTGATGGAGAATATTACGGATCTTGGTATATGTATCCGCCGTTGCCCAATTTTGATTTTGATTTATTAAATGATATTGATTATATTTATGTTTCACACATACATCCAGATCATTTAAGTAAACTAACATTAGAAAAACTCAACAAAGAGATTCCGGTATTAATACATAAATTTTCTACTCCATTTTTAAAAATAAACATTGAACAACTAGGTTTTTCTGTTATTGAATTAGAATCAAATGTACGTACCCATTTAAAAAACGATGTTTATATCAATATCATACCTGCAGGTTATTGTAATCCGATACATTGTGCTAAAACATTTGGTTGCGGTAAGATGGAAACTAATTTTGCATCCACAATCGTAGATACATTATGTGTTATTGATAATAATGAATATACAGTTTTAAACGTTAATGATTGCCCATTTCCTGTAGCAAAATTTGCAATCAAATCTGTTTTAAATTCGTATAATAAAATTGATTTCTTAATCACCGGATATACAGGAGCAAGTGCATATCCACAATGTTTTTCTAATTATTCAAATAGCGAAAAATTACAAAAAGCACAAGAACAAAAACAATATTATTTTGATTCTGGATTAAATTTTATAACTCATTGTAAACCTACATACTTTATGCTTCATGCAGGAACATATATTTTAGCAGGAAAGTTAGTAAATTTAGAACCATATCGAGCAATAAATGATATAAAAGATACTTGTGACAAATACAATGAATTACAAAATACATCTACAGGAATATTATTAAATTCATATGAATCTTTTGATTTAGTAACTAAAGAGCAATCTGCACCATATAAGCATTTTACCTCAGCTGATCGAGATTTATATGTTAATAACGTATTGCGACATAAAAAATATTCATTTGAAAATGATGCAGTTGTCGAAGATTTAGAATTAATTTCTTTGTGCATAAAATCATTTAATCGTTTTGACCGGAAACGAACAGAATTAAAATTTTATAATGAAACTATGATTTATATTAAAATTAATGAATACGTTTTTGCAAAAATATCATTTAATGGTACCGGTATTGATTTTGTAAAATATATAGATGATTCGGTTCCATACTTATCATTATCATTGCCAAAGAAGTTATTAAAACGAATATTACTAGGTCCTAGATATGCACATTGGAATAATGCAGAAATTGGCAGTTTTATTACATATTTTAGGTCACCCGATGTATACGAACGAGAAATTTATTATTGTTTAAACTATTTTCACATATGAAACAGATACAAGATATATGCATATTAGTGCAAGCTAGAATGGGGTCACAACGCGTCCCAGGTAAAATGTTACGACCATTTGCTGAAACTACATTAACGGATATTTTATTTGAAAAATTATCTAATTCAACTATTATTCCTAAATCAAACATTTATTTTTCGGCATACGAAGATGAATTAAAAGAAGTAGGTAAAAAATATGAAATCAATATTTTTAATCGATCAAAGGAATCGGCATTTGCAGAAACTGATATGCAATTGATTTACGAATGGCACGATAAATTGCCATTTAAATATGTAGTCTTAATAAGTGCATGTAATCCAATATTGACAATTGAAACGATTGATAATTTTATTCAGTCATTTATTGAATCTGATAAAGATGGAGCTTTTGCAGTATTTGAAAAGAAAACATATTATTGGGACAAACGAGGACAAGCCATTACAGATTGGGAAGGCGCTTGTATTATGAATACGAAGTTTGTAGAACCAATATACGAAGCAGCACATTGTTTATATGCAAGTCGATTAGATATTATTAAAGACGGATATTGGATGGATACGGTTTCTCCACCCTCTCCGGAGTTATTTGTCATGAACGAATTAGAAGCATTTGACATAGATTACGAATGGCAATTTCGATTAGGAGAATATTTATATAAAAGGTTATGATAAAATTTTTAGAATCAAATTCAACTTCTATATCGCAAGAAACGTTTACGCAAAAATTTACAAATAAAAAAATATTAGTAATGGGTTCAGGCCCATCGGTTAATTTAGTAAATTGGAAAAATTTAGATGTAGACGCAATAGTAACTACTAGTTTTTTTTATTTAAATGATGAAGTTAGAAATCTATCAAATATAACTCACGTTACACTTTCTGATGTTGTGGATTTAGAACATCCCAATTTAATCGAATTTATACAAAATAATCCTACATGTACGTTTGCATTTGAACCAAAAATGCACCCATTCTATCAATCAGAAACATTTAAACGGTTTGTTGAAACATATAAAGAACAAATTGTTTATTACAATACAGAGTATGGTAAAATAGAAGGAGTAGCTGGCCGGGTGTGTTATTTTGTAATGCAATTTTTTCCTGCAGAACTTTATTATGTAGGAATTGACGGTCATGGAAAAAATAGAAATGATTCTCCTAATAATTCATTTCGTACCAATTTAATTGATGCAGATAATGGATTGCATTCGTATGAAAGTTTTGTAGACGCACATGAATATTTTGCAAACATTTTATATCAAACTAGTTTGCAAACAAAAATTAAATTACATAATTTAGGAGAAGGATTTGATTTCAATTGTTCTACTCCATATAGCATGAAACATTTTCCATTAAGTAAAGAAATTAAACAAAAGATTAAATTATGAATCAAACAGTAGAATGGGTTACGTGGCCAGATCATAGAGCAGTAACTAATGGTTATGAAAATTTAAACAAATATAGTCAAGCGTATGTTTCTAGAAAACAACAATACCCTGATTATCAGTCATCTGATGCTGCAATTAATATTGCTATGGAATTAGAAGAAAAGGGTTATGCTAAAATAGAGAATTTTTTAGATACATCAATTATTGATTCACTTTATCAACGAGTAGAAGAAATACTGTCTGATGCATCGCATCCAGCAAATCAAAGCAAGATATCGCAACATGACGCAAGATCTAATCAATTGTATATTCAAGTATTTCAACCATTCTTAAATGTTCCAGAAATACTTCCTTTTGTATTTAATGATTTTATTATTGATATTGCGGGTGCATACTTAGATTGTATGCCCATGTTAAGTACATGTAATTTAAGAAAATCATTTGTTACAAATTTACCTGCAGGAGGAACCCAAATCTATCATTCCGATCCAAATTCTCCTAGATTCCTTAAATTTTTTGTGTATTTAAATGATGTTGATATCAACGGAGGACCATTTTGTTATGTAGAAGGTAGTCATACGAAAAAATTTGAAATAAATGGATACAATTGGAATAGGCAGTATAATTGGGAATTGAATGACATTCACCAACTATATGGCGCGGATAAAGTAAAATATCTTACTGCTAAAAAAGGAGATTTATTAATAGCTGACACAAATGGTTGGCATAGAGGAACTAAACCAATTGATAATGAACGTACCATGTTAACATTAGATTATGCATGCCATCCTGAATTTTTTGATGTCAATCAAACATTTCAAATGCGAAAATCAGATTTTGATACGTTAGATATAAAGTATAAACCACTTTGTGATTTTTTAAAATTAGTATAAAGTAAAAATATGAAAACAGACAAAAAAATTTATAAAAAATTAGGAGAAGGTAAAACGTTTTTATTAACTGATTATACTGCCGAATATGATTTATATGTTACCAATCAAAAAATTTTAAATGAAAGAAAATTTGGACCGGGATGTAATGATCCAGACAGTATTTTTTCAAAAATTAAAGATGAAGTATTAACAAGAAATTCTGTTCCAACATTTGGATTGTGCCATGGTGTAAGATCAGGAAGAGAAAATAAAATATTAGGTGATATGCTTAACTGTACCGTTATTGGTACAGAAATTGGAGATAAATTTGGTTATCCTGAAATTACAATTCAATGGGATATGCACGAAATTAAGGAGGAGTGGATTGGATCGTGTGATGTAATTTATTCAAATTCTTTTGATCATACATATGATCCAATATATTGTTTGAACCAATGGGCAAAGACACTTAAACCTACTGGTATCATAGTACTTCAATATGCAGTCAATGGTCATTATATTCCGGAAGTAATTCCATCTAAAAAATATTCACCTGGAGATCCGTTTAATGCATCTTTGGAAACATACAAACAAATGTGCGAATATACACCGTTATATATTTCAGATGTTAAAACATGGGATACGAGACCAGGAGTTACTCACCTTATTTTAGAATTAAAGAATCATGGATAAAATAACATTTTGTATACCTAGTAAATCAAATTTACGTTATCTAAAAACTTGTATACCATCCATTCGCGAAAATGCACATCGAAAAGATCATGATATTATCATTTTTGTTGATTCGGATGAAGATGGAACGGTTGAATGGTTAGAGCAAGTAAAAGATGAATATAAGATAATATATTTCGTTAATCCGGATTTAGGTAATAGCTTGTATGGTATTGGCAAAGCATATGATTATTGTATTGAAAATTCCACTACGAATGTGTTTATGATATTTCATGCTGATATGATGTTAGGCAAAGATGCAGACTTAAAAGCATTTGAACATCTAGAACCACAAACTGTAGTGTGTTCAACTCGAATTGAACCACCAATTCATCCTAATGGGGGAGAAAAAATACTTCTTGATCTCGGAATGTGGCCAGAAGAATTTAAACGAGATGAATTTAAACAATACGTTGAAGAACATTTATCAGATACTAAAATTACTAACGGTATATTTGCACCATGGATGATGTATAAAACGGATTTTATGGAATTGGGGGGACATGATCCAATACTCCATTCTTGCAGAGAGGATTCGGATATCTTTAATCGAATGCAGTTAGCAGGTTATAAATTTGTACAGCCATGGAATTCGTTAGTATATCATTTGACGGGTCGGGGTGCTGGAAGTTTTGATGGAGATGCTGATCGCCACGCTGCGTGGAAATCTGCGATGGATCGTTCAACGATGGAATTTATTCGCAAATGGGGGTCTAGTGTAAATCATACTGCCTTAATGGAGCCAATTGTTGTACCTAAATATAATATTGCATACGTAATCAACAATTGTTCCATGCAATTATTAGAAGCATTGGAACCATGGTGCGATCGTTTATATATCGAAAGCGAAGTAGACCCAGCAACTAATTCTTTGCTCAATCATGTATATGAATTTAGAAATAAAAAACAATCAGAAACTTCATATGATTTATCAAAACGAGTATTTACGACATATCGAAATAATCCAGATTGGGAAAATGATATCGTTATCAAATTTGATCCAAATAAATTAACACAACAAAGTTTTCAATTGCTCACTCAAATGCCATTAATCATTAAAGAAAGCGGCGAAGTGGGTGAATTTGAACTTGATATGTTTATTATTACAATCAATCATCTCGAATCATATGAAAAAAATCTAATTAAAACGAAACAGTAACATATTTATACATGAAACAAATGTTATCAAAACTAAGGAATACATTGAGTAAAAGCAAAAACTTTTTTCAACGCATGTTATCAGATGCTCGATCAGGCGATGTATCGTCTAAACGTGTTATCGGCGTAGTTGGATTTGTGTCTTTGCTTGTTATAATGTTTGTTAACGCTCTTTATTCAAAATCTATTGCACCTGCAGAATATTTAGTTGATGCTATAGAATATATTGTTATTGCTGCCATGTTTGGAACTGTAGTAGACAAGTTTTCAAACCAACAAAAGAAACAAGATGATGAACCAACTGTATGAAAAAGGTATGAGTAGAATGAAAACGGGATTATTGATGTCAGTGGCAACAACGGTATCATTTCTTTGCACGTATTTATTAAACCTAACAATGGATAATGCCGAACAATACTTAGCAATCGTTGTTACTGTAGCATTAGATGGCATATTTGGAATCATTGCAGGAACTCGAAAGGAAGGATTTAAAACATATAAAGCTCTTAAAATTTTAAGAACTGGTATAGTTTGGATCATGTTTTTAACAACGTTGTTAATTATCGAAAAAGGATTTCCAGGAACAAGTTGGCTGAGTGAAACAATATTGTTACCATTTGTATTCTTCCAAATCATTAGTGCTTTGAAAAATGCTTCAATGGCAGGATTCATTGAAGGCAAATTACTAACAGACATATTAGATAAAATTGATTTACATAAAGGTAAAAGACAAAAAGATTAAGTTATGAAACTAGATACATCAAAAATCAAACAAGTTCCATTGCGAGAATCGCAATATATAAAAGAAGCAACCGAAAAGAAACAAATTGTACTTCATCATACTGCAGGTAATTCTTCTGGCGTTGGCACTATTAGAATGTGGAATACGGATGATAGAGGTCGCATTGCAACTTGCGTTACAATTTCAGGTAAAGGTCAGTCAAAAGATACATATGATGGTGAAATTTGTCAAGCATTTTCATCTAAGCATTGGGGTTATCATCTAGGAATTAAACCAGATGTATTCAAATCAAAAGGTTTACCATACCGAGCATTAGATAAACATGCAATTGGTATTGAGATTTGTAACTGGGGGCCATTGGATCGTGTTAATGGCAAATTTTATAACTATGTAGATCGAGAAATTCCTGCAGATCAGGTTACTGAATTAGAAACACCTTATAAAGGACATAAATTTTATCATCGATATACTGATGCACAAATTGAATCAACTCGTCAATTATTGGTATATTGGAATGAAACTTATGGCATTGACTTAACATACCGACACGATGACTTATGGACAGTATCGACACGAGCTTTGCAAGGAGAACAGGGTGTTTATACTCATAATTCTTATCGCAAAGATAAATCGGATATTTATCCTTGTCCTCGTATGATTGCAATGCTAAAATCTTTGCAATGAATTATCGACACATTGCACTATCAATAACAATATTCTTATTGGGTCAAATCGTTGTTTGGGTTCAAGTAAATGGACCATTGCTTTGGCAGTGGGCTAGAACATATAAACTTGCATTGATGTTTTTAGGAGTTCCTATAACATGGGCGTTCATGGAAGCCACCCGCTATGCAGTATCGGGATTTGGAGGTCAATTTTGGCCTGGACGATTTACATCATTTGTTGCAGGTATCTTTATTTTTACCATAATGACATACATGTTTAAAGGCGAAGCTATCAATTTAAAAACTGCAGTTTCATTGATGTTAGCAGTATCTCTTATTTTAGTACAGCTCTTTTGGAAATAATGATATTTATATAAAATGCTGAACGAATACGAAACACAACATCAACTCAATCCAAAATTGTGGACAACAGATCAATGTTTGTCTAAGAAGCTCCGTGCTGGCTTTATGAAAATTGCAACTGCATTTCATGATTCTCTAGAAATTGATGCTCCTATTTTGGATGTTATATTGATTGGTAGCAATGCAAACTATAATTGGACAGAACATAGCGATGTAGATTTACACGTTGTTGTAAATTATTTGAATGTTGGCGATAATTTGTATTTAGTTCAACAATATCTACAAGCCAAAAAAAGCATATGGAATTCAAAATATCCATTAACATATAAAGGAATGAACATTGAATTGTATGCACAAGATTCAAATGAAAGTTTGCATGGATCGGTTGGTATATTTTCCGTAATGAAAAATAAATGGATACGTAAACCTGATGCAGATACAATTTCAATTGATGATGATTTGATTCGGCAGAAAGCTCAGCCATATGAATATGAAATTGAAAACATTGACGAAGCTGATTCAACGGCAGAAACAAAAATAAAACGCATTCTAGTTAAACTTCGCAATTTGCGCCAGGCAGGATTAGATGCAGTAGGCGAATATTCTATAGAAAATTTAGCTTTCAAATATCTGCGAAACAAAGGATTAATTGATCGACTAAAAGAAATGCTTCATCGCATAACTGCTAATCAATTGATAATTGATGAAAATGTAACTGATGCGTTAGCACAACATGTTAATAAAGAACGCATACTTACAGAAACAGAATGGAACATGATCATCAAAAAAACCGGCGGCGTTTCTGATTCGCAAGGACAATGGAAACATCCCGGACGATGTACCATGATACCAGGCAATCAAATTACAATGCAACGGGTACCATATAAAGTATTAGGTATTGATGATACAGGACATATGCAATTGATGCATCCTGAACAATCTTATACATATCCAGGTACTCGAGTATTTGAAATACCACATACGCCGCAATGGCAAACGGCCATAATGCAATTATTAAACAAAATAAGAAATGGGAGTAAATATGTCAAGTAAAGGCTTAGGAGATGATATTAAACGCATAACAAGTGCAACTCGTTTAGATCAATTAGCAAAACAAATTGCTAAACTTTTAGATGAAGATTGCGGTTGTGATGAACGACAAGAATGGCTTAACGAAAAAACAAAGAATTGGCCAATATACAAAAAACGAAACAAGGACGTAAATGGGAACAATAAGTAGAACGGGTATCACCCCCGGCGGAACGATACAACCTACGCACATAACAAATATCATTGATGCATTAGATGGAACTAGCACAACCACAACAGTCGTTGCATCGGGGTCATTTAGTGGCTCATTAATCGGTGCATTAACTGGTACGGCATCATTTGCTACAACTGCATTAAGTGCTTCTTATGCAGGAAATGTTCCCGTAACGGCAAGTTATGCCTTATCGGCATTGAGTTCATCATACGCTGTAACGGCATCATTTGCTCTTAATGCAGGTGGAGGTTCGGGAGTAGGCTTTCCGTTTACAGGTTCAGCTCAAGTAACAGGGTCGATGGGCATTACAGGTTCATTAGCGGTATCGGGGTCGTTAAGAATAGGCACCCCATTCGCTCAAAATGCACTAACCATTACTGGATCAACATTTATATCTGGATCACTCGTTGGGTTTGCTGGACAACTTGATACGAATACAAACCTAACTGCAAATAAAGATGGCATAATAAACTTGGCCGGACTTGGCGGGTCTGGGTTTACAGGAAAGTTTGTATTACCAAATGATCGACCAGATCAACCAGTTGCAGGTTCAATATATTGGGATGACGCCACTGAATACCTATATGTATACAATGCAAATAATGGCCTATGGAAACGAGTTCAATTAACTTAACTAATATTATAATCATCATATTTATATAAAAAAGGAACATATGAAACGTTTAACACGAGAACAATTACTTGGAATTCTTCGACACACCTTAACATTTGTAGGTGGTATTTTAATTGCCAAAGGACTTATTGATGAAGCAACTGCTACGGAAATCATTGGCGGTGTTATTACTTTAACCGGAACTATTTGGTCAGTATTAGCAAAGGCTTAATATGAAACGATTGAATGAATGTGGTTGTGGTTGCAGCGGAGCTAAAGGCGGATGTCAAGATTCCGAAAACACCAATTACATGTTTTTTGGCAATTTAAAAACAATCAAAAAATATGTAGATGCCATGTTGCAAATGGATCCAGATCAAATTCAAAACATTTTAACAAATGGCCATGATTGGGCAGTCGATCACATTGCTACATCCAAAGATGATATTCAAGAAGTTGGCGATTTCTTAATGAACACCGTGGGGCATCACGATAATGAGATGTCAGGCTTCGGCGGAAACGTATCACGACCACAATTCATTCCAGTTGGATTTAAAGATCAACTTAAACAAGCAATGCACGAAACAGTTCGCAAAGTTAAAGGAGGATATGCAGTATATCCATCTAAAGGCGGAAAGCGATTAGGAACACATAAAACACGTAAGGCTGCACTTAAACAATTGGCAGCAATAGAAATTTCAAAACGTCGAAAATAAGTTATATGGCATATTTAAATGCAAACATTCCTACAATTACATGTTGGATTAGGAATGAATTTTTATTCAATCATGAACAAGGGCATGGTGAGTATACTGCTGCAGATGTACATTCGATAGCATCAATTCAAAAACGTACTCCATTATTTGAAGCATTCTTAGAAAATGGTGTTAATTGGACACGGCGGCCGATTCATGCATTTGTATGGCGTAAAGATGCAGAAACTCTTCCATTAACGGAACATGTTTATTGGGATTGTTTTTCTTCATATATTGATGTTCAAGTACGAGAAAGATTAGCAGGATTACGTGCAGATTTAATTTCAATAACAGGTACCAAACGTCAAGGCGTTTACATGTTTACGTTGGATTGGTCGCATGAAAATCGAAATGTAATTGATACGAATTTCTCCGAAACGCCAGAACATAAATGCGGCCACGTATTTAAAATGGATAACGGCAATTTTTTTATTTATCCAAATAATAGAATTATATGGATGGATAATGCTTGGACATTTAAACGAATTGATAAAAATCCTGGATATCGAATTGATATGACGGTATATAGCGTTGAAGGCAAAGGGGGCTTTGAAACTGATTACAGTTACATAACTAATTTTACCAAAGAAGATGACAAAACAAACAATAATTCAAAACATACTTCATAACACTAATCTTCATTTGAAGCCATCTAAAGTTTGTGATGGTGTGGGTTTGTTTACAATACTCCCAATAAAAAAAGGAGAAGTATTAATGAAAGATGTTACTGCAGATACTACATTTATTAGCTGGGCAGAATTGTCTGGATTGCATGAAGATGTAAAATCATATTTAAATACGATGTGTAATTCAACTGCACATGGCATATTTTTGTCTCGTACACCAAACAATATCAATTTAGCTTATTTTGTAAATCATTCCGATTCTCCAAATGTTACTCACGATTTAGATTTAGATGAATTTGTGGCAATTCGAGATATTGAACGGGGTGAAGAAATAGTTTGTGTGTATACTCAAGAAGAAATGTGGTAAACATATTTATTAATATGAAACTAATGAATTTACTTTTTGAATCAAAAGATAAAAAAGAGACTTTTGAAACATTTGCCGATACCCGAGAAGCTGGGGCAGAGAAGATTGCAACTACAGCTCATAAGAAAGGCGGATTGGCTTTATTAACATGGCATCATTTCAAAGTTAAATTGCCTTATTATAAACGAGCAGCAAACGGAAAATTTGATTTAGAAAAAGCTAAACAAGAGTTTGATGCTACATATAAAAAGATTTCTACTTCAATGTCTCAAATTGAATTTCAACGTGAAGTAGGTCGTTTAGAAGTCTTAGGCGAATTGATTATCCGAGAGGAACGTGGACGATGATACGTTTAGTTGATTTATTGTCAGAAGACCTTCGCCGATGGGTAAAGGAAAAATGGACAGATCAACATGGACGTCCTTGTGGCAACGACGAAACCAAAAGCGTTAAGAAATGTCGTCCGTCGCGACGAGTTTCCAAAGATACTCCTAAAACGTGGAGTTCATTTGATAAAAAAGAAAAGAAAGCGTTAGTTGCACAAAAGCGCCGAGTGGGTATGGGTAAACGTACTCCTAAGGCTGAAGGTGCTATTGAAGAAGAAAAAGCAAAGCGTGATGCTTGCTACTACAAAGTTAAACGAAGATATACTAAAAACGGCGGAACGTGGCCATCGGCATACGGATCATTAGCACTATCAGCTTGTAGAAAGAAAGGTGCAAAGAATTGGGGTAAAAAATCATGATGCGATTAAAATCATTGCTTGTTGAATTTGATAACAATGAAGTAACATATGACAAAACTAGTTTAACATCTGTATTAGATCAAACCGGATATGCAAAAACATCTGCGGAGTACATTTTAGCTAAAATAATAGGAACACAAGAAGGTTGGTTAGCAACTGCAAATGCAGGTAAAGGTTCTAGAGCATATCGAAATAACAATCCAGGTAATTTAATGTATCAAGATAGTTTTACAACAATTGATCCAAAAGTTGTTCAAGAAACTAATGGCAAATATGCTAAATTTTCTTCGCCAGTTTTAGGGGCAAAGGCACTAATTGATATGAAAATAAAAAAATGGGCAGGTGGTGATATGCCAAGTACTAGTACAAATTTAAACATGACACCTAAATACGTGAAAGGTGAAAAGCCGACTATAAAACAATTCATGTATACATATGCTCCCCCGAGTGAAAATAATACTAAAAACTATATTAAAACTATTATAGATGGCGTAAAATCAACATATCCTAAAGTATCGAGTTTAACTAAAGTATATGACATTTTAACTGCATAATTTGGATACAAACATATTATTCATTATATTAAGTTATGAATCAAAACTTTATAGAACAATTATTTATTGATTCGATTAACACCATGGCAACTAACAATTGGGAGTGGCCAGAACAATGGAGTAAAGAACGCAGATTGCATTTTTTGAATGAATCGCTGCGATATGCTACGGATCGAGAATTATATGAACAATGTGCAATTATACGCGATGTCAAAGAAAGTATCGAAACCCTCTAAACGAGGCAAGTATCAAGTTGTATTACTCAACGATAATCGCAATACATTTGATCACGTAATAGGGTGCATCATGGATGCATGCGATCACAACGAACTTCAAGCGCATCAATGTGCATTAATTGTGCATAACGTAGGCCGTTGTGCAGTATTTATAGATACTCATGATGCCTGCGAAGCCGTATATGAATATTTTATTAAATGCAATTTAACTGCAACACTAGAAAAACATGTTAAGAAAAATTCGTAATTACATTATTCGTTTCCACATTGCATTGTTGCATGCAACTTATCATCGCAATATGCGCCGTATGGAAGCAGCTCGAAAAAAACTTGATATCATTAAGTTTAAAACATATGCATACCGTGCAGAAGATGCATGGCGCAAAATAGTTATATTAACAGAAAAACAAAAACAAAATGGGTAAAAAATCAGCACACACAGGAATGTCTCCAAAAGATCGTTCTGCGATACTTATGGACAAGTTTATTACTAAAAACTTGAAACGAAATGAAAATATGCCGGTATTATCTGGTATACGTAAAGATCCAAACATTCCGATCCATATGTGGCCATTGCAAGATCAAATTGAATACTGGGAAAATCGTACGGATGCAGATCGTTTCAATGACAAGTATCCAATATATTCCTTTTGGCTCGACGAAGTTAAACAACGATCCAAAGTTCATCCAACGTTCTTCATATCGAAAATTAACAAGTTAGGGGACATGGTAAAGGAAATGTATGCATCAAAAACATTTCCGAAAGACGCAGTTAATATTTTAAAAACACATGGTTTGTATTAATGGAAGAAAAGCAATACAAATACATTTACGGTATTGGCAAAACGGCATTAGATATTCCAGAAAGCGAAATACGCTACGCCATGGAAAACACTAAATCTAATGCTGAAGCTGCTCGCTTTCTTAAAGTATCATTTACTACTTATAAAAAGTATGCTCGAATGTACGTGGATCGAACCACTGAAAAGACATTGTATGAGCTACATAAAAATCAATTTGGGGTAGGCATACCAAAAGACGTTTGCAAAGCCAATAAAGGTATATATTCAATTGATAATATCTTGACAGGCAAGCATCCTAACTATCCTACCTGGAAGCTACGCAATAGATTGTTGGCATTGGCAATACTTCCAGAACAATGCAATTCCTGTGGGTATGCAGAACGCCGAATAACTGATGATACAGTTCCTTTACTTTTAGACCATATTGATGGAGATGAAACAAATCATTGCATAGAAAATCTGCAGATGCTTTGCATCAATTGTTATTATCAACAAACAGGCAATCCATTTAATCAAGACAAAGAACGTTATTGGAATTACAATTTACTTGAGTGATATTTATTAATATGATATCTATGAAGCAATTATTTTTAGAAGGTCGCTATGATTCTTTAGTGACTACATTATCAAATAAATTGCTTGGCATAATCAAAGACAGTTACGCAGCAGCATCTGATCCTGCAGGCCGGTATGGCAGTGTAAAGATCTTTTACAAGCAAGGAGAAACGGTTCCTGAAATTGAAGATGATGAAACTCAACCTAAAATATATTTTGAAGAGGTAGAGAACACAACCATACCGGTAGAATTTTATTTGCAACTCAAAGTGCAATGGATTGAAGGTTTGAATGATCTTCGATCTGGAGGCGATGCATACAATGATTCCAAACGCAATGCAGATGAACCACCTTTAATTGAAGTACGGTTCCAGATTGATCCGGCGGAATATCCTCGCGTATTAAGTAGCATTGCAATGAATCTTCGAGATACACTGCGGCATGAAATTGAACATGTTACGCAATCGGGTTGGAATACAATTGATGGCAAATATATTTCATCAGATGCGGCACTTAGAAATAAAATTGAATCAGGTAAATTGCCTGCAGCTCGTTATTTTACACTGCCAAAAGAAATACCAGCAATGCTTCAAGGTTTGTATTTTAAGGCAAAGAAAAGCAAACAACCATTCAAAATGATAGTTGATGAATATTTATCTATGTGGGTAGAAAATGAAACAATTACTCCACAAGAACGAGAAAACATATTAACTACATGGAGAGCATATCTTCCTAAATTGGCAATTCGGCAGGAGTTATAGTGATTAAATTGAAAACACTTTTAGAAGTTCAATTGATCAAAGAAGCACTGCCCTTAGATAAAGCACGTGAATATGTTTCCATGCAACGTAATCCAAACATTGAACAACAACAAGATGCAGTGTTGAGTGCATTGGCAGCATTGCCAGATACTAAATCATCACGTAGATTGGATCGTATCGGCGTACCATATGAAACCAAAGAATTTGGCATGGATATTAGCGATTTGAGTGATGAATATACTGGGTTTTGGTATGAAATGCGAGACTTAGTTAATCGTGTAGACCGTATAGATGGTAAACCAGAATACAGTACGCGTATGCCCAATTGGGAAGATTTGTTACCGGGGATGGTAGCAGATGAATATGGCCGCAAAACAAAAGTGTCTAAATGGATTACTGGTCTTGTTACTAAAATTGAAATTCAACACAAATTAAAAGAACTTGAAAACTACATCGAGAAAGATGAAAAAGGTCGAGAAACGTTGATGGGCGAGCGTCCAATGGAAGATGTTCGCAAACAATTGAAAGACAAAGCAGTTACAGAAATCAATAAGCTTATAGACAAATACAATGAAATTCCAGAAGTTAAATTGTATCGAGAAAACAAAACCAAATCGTTTTACATTGTATTTTCAAAACATCGATACGATGTGGCAGGAATGAGTACGGGTCGTGGATGGACAAGCTGCATGAATTTATATACTGGAATCAATGCACATTATGTTCAACACGATGTTAAAGCCGGAACATTGGTTGCATATTTAGTTCGTAATGATGATTTGAACATTAAAAATCCTGTAGCACGCGTTGCAATCAAACCGTTTGTTTCGTTGGAAGATCCGAGCAACGTATTGTATCAAGCAGAACAAAGAGTATATGGTACGCCGCCAATTGGATTTTTAGACGAAATTAATAGATTGTTAGGTGCAGTACAAACAAACAAACAAGGCATATTCAAATTAAAAGATACATTGTATTGTGATACCGGGTTAGATACCGTGACGCGTTGGTCAGATCCAAAGATTCAAGAAAAAATTTCTGCAATGATTAAGGACCGGCGTTTAGCTACGACTACCGATGAAGTAAAATATATTTTATATCATTATGTACAAGGCGGATCCAATCTTTTAGAAAAAATAAAAAGCGAAATGATATTTCAGGAATCAGATAAATTATATGTATCTGCACCAGATCTAAACATCATATACAAAGTAGATATACCATATTCGCCTATTGCATTTAAACAAGTTAATACATTTGATATAACTCCGCAACCAGCATCATTTGAAAATTTTCCGCGAATTGCAAATACTTTAGTACTTCGACACATGGATATTGATTCTTTTGAAGCATTGTCGACAAACATTACGGGTCTATTAGAATTAAAAAACTGCACAATTGAAAGTTTTAAAGGATTGCCGGCAGGACCTTCTAATGTAACTATTCAAAACAGTGAGGTTAGATCGTTTGCTGGATTGCCTCAAACTGTCAACGTTTTATATTTAAACAATTGCAAAACGCCAATGACAGTTGATAAATTAATTCGAGAAACGAAACCAACCGGCCTTACAGAATTATATCCGGGGTCAGATTTTTATTCTGGATATAATCTTGAACGATACGCAAAAACGGATCCATTGGCTGCTGATGTATGGAAACTTATGCAGCAAAAAGAACCAAATTTTACAAATTACGATGATAGTGTTATACCAATTGTATATGCACGCGTAGTTATAGACATATTAAATCAGCTTCCAACCATAACTCATTGGTCAAGTTATAGTCGAGAAACATGGTTAGCTCAGGCCAAATTGCAACTAAATATTAAAAACGAATACTTAAGGTGATATATGACATTACATGAATCGCAAATACCAGTAGCAGAAGCATATTGTGCTGAATGCTTAATTGAAACAATCAAATCTGCAGATGAAAATCCAGAATATGTAACCATCAAGGAATCTGGAATCAATGAAGCCGAATATCAGGGCCGCAAAGTGCAATTGGGTAAACCAATGCGCGGCGATGTTAAGAAATTCAAAGTCTACGTTAAAAATGCCAAAGGCAACGTTGTAAAGGTCAACTTTGGTGACCCTAATATGCGAATACGTAAAAGCAATCCCGCACGTAGACGTTCATTTAGAGCAAGACACCGTTGTCATACTGCCAAGGACAGAACCTCAGCAAGATATTGGTCTTGTAGAAAATGGTAATTTGGATTTCACGAAACATTTTCATATATTTTTGCCATGGAAAAGATTGAAGTAACTATGCAGGAAATTTGGCAAGCAACTCGTCCAATCATACAGAAGAGCAAAAAAACTTACACTCGCAAGAAAAAACATAAAAAACAAGACGAATAGGTTGGAATGTAACTCTTTATTTCATATTATATAGAAAATAAAAAGAGTTATGAAAAACAAAAAAGTTATTGGTGTGCCAACCTTAGTAAATGGCAATCCGCAAATTATCGAGTTTGGTACAAACAAAGACATTACCAACTTGTTTCGTCCTATCATGATTAAACATGCATTTGATAATGATGAGATATTGTTGTTTGATGAAGAAACCGGCCGAGCCAAACGCATGAACAAGTCCGGTATTGAATTAGAAGACATTAAACAATCACAACCAACACCACAACCTATGCCACAAGAACAAGATGTAGTACTTAGTTTGATTCAGAATGCTTATAAAATTAAGCCTGCAACATTGGAAATGTCCGACATCAAATGGAAATATTTGGTTCGGTCTGCAGTGCGCGGTAAAAACATCATGATGGTTGGCCCTGCAGGTTGTGGTAAGACGCAAGCCGCAAAAGATCTTCCTGTGGCAACCAATCGACCTTTCTATTATTTTAACTTGGGTGCAACGCAAGACCCTCGAGCAACCTTGATTGGTAATACGCATTTCGTTGATGGTCAAACATCGTTTGATGAATCGGCATTTGTCAAGGCAATTCAAACCGAGAATGCCGTTATTCTATTGGATGAGTTGTCTCGTGCGCACCCCGAGGCTTGGAACATCTTGATGACAGTATTAGATGAGGGTCAAAGGTATCTGCGATTGGATGAAGATATCAATTCACCTACCATTCGAGTTGCTTCAGGCGTATCATTTATTGCAACGGCAAACATTGGTACCGAATATACATCCACTCGGGTATTGGACCGAGCATTAATGGATCGATTTGAAATCATTGAAGTTGATATCTTGTCACTATCCCAAGAAGAAGATTTATTGACAAAACGATTCCCAACCGTGAACCGCAGTTTGATTCATGCAGTAGCAGACATTGCAGATGCAACTCGTAAAGAATGGAGATCAGAAGATGGTAAACTTACCACAATGGTATCCACTCGTATGACGGTGCGCGTATGTGAATTGTTGGCAGATGGCTTTTCTTTATCAGAAGCCGCTGAGGTATCAATCCTTCCATTCTTTGATGCATCTGGCGGTACGGATTCTGAAAGAACCTTTGTTAAGCAAATTATCCAAAAGCATATGGCAACCGAGATGAAGGACATCTTCAATACCGGTGTTGATGGCGAAGGCCAAGAAAACCCATTCTAATTTTTCATAGCTCAAAAGAGGCGGCAGAAATGTCGCCTTTTTTTCTGTATTTGGTTGGAAACTGAATAGTAATTTCATATTATATATAAAATAAAGAGCATATGAGTATTTTAGGTAAATTTGATGGCAAACGATATTATTCAAGGTCAGTATCTAGCTTTTGGTTAAGTGATGATTTTGATACAGACTTCAAACGAGGTGATGGTATTGACTATACCAAGTTGGCTGCAACGCAACGGGCTATTGCTAATTTCGTTAACATTGTAACGGGCAAATCAATTCCCGTAGTATTTCAGTCCGCAGATGCAAGCTATACCGATGGCGAATCCGTTGTGATTGGCACCAAACTTGATGATAAGAATTTTGATCCAGCTGTTGGATTAGCATTGCATGAAGGGTCGCATATTGCATTGACTGACTTTAACATGTTTAAAGGTGGTGGCATCTTGGCAAATTCGCCAATGGCACAAATTGTTCGAATGAATGGACTTGATCCGGACATGACAATGCAACACCGAGACTTTGTGATCATCAAAGATTTATTGAATTGGATTGAAGATCGACGCATTGACTTTTATATCTATACTAGTGCTCCAGGTTATCGTATGTATTATGAGGCAATGTATGATAAGTATTTCAATGACAAAGTTATCGATAAGGCATTGGTAGCTAATGAGAAGTGTCAAGAGACATGGGAGGATTATATGTTTCATATCATCAATCTAACTAATCCTAACCGCAATTTGAAAGCACTTGCAGCATTGCAAGAAATTTGGAATGTGATTGATCTTCGAAACATTCAAAGATTGCAATCTACCGAAGATGCATTGTTAGTTGCATGCAAAGTATACAAGCTTGTTAAGGATGCTGTAGCAGAAGCAGAAGCAGAAACCGATTCAGCTGAAGAGCAATCGCAATACGGAGACCCTCAGCAAGACAACGGTGGTACGGGTCAAGGCGATGGCGAGGGCGATGATGGTGATGAAGATGGTGAGGGCGAAGCTTCGGATGATACAACCGAAAATGGCGTTGATAGTGGATCTTCATTGTCAGCAAATGACCTTAAGAAATTAGAAAAGGCAATTGAAAAGCAACGAGATTTCCTTAAGGGTGACAACAAGAAAACAGGTAGACTGAATAAAACGCAAGCAAGCATCGTTAATGCTATCCGCGAATCGGGTACTGAGGTTCGTCAAGTAGCAACAAATGAATCAGGTACTTCCGATTTTGTTGATACAATTGTTATTAAAAAATTGACTCCGGGTATCATCGCAGCAATGCCTCATTTATTTGCTAGTAGAGCAAATGATTATGTTGCAGGCACGTTAAATTATGCGGCCGATGTAGCATCTAATCAATATCGCGTTAAATCGCTCATTGAAAATGATCAAAACATTACGCAAGGTATTATTTTAGGCAAGGCATTAGGGCGCAAATTGCAGCTTCGCAATTCGGATCGTACCTTGAAGACCACTCGTTTGCAAGCTGGTAAGATTGATCGCAGATTGATTTCCCAATTGGGTTATGATAATGCTAACGTGTTTCATCGCATTGTAACGGATCAGTTCAAAAATTATTTTATTCACATTTCAATTGATGCATCCGGATCGATGGCAGGTGAAAAGTTTCGAAATGCCATTATGTCAGCCGTTGCAATTGCACAAGCTGCTTCTATGACAACTGGCATCCGTGTACAAATTTCATTGCGTGGTACCGAATCGTCGACGGGTGGTAAAGAAAAAGCAATTACGGTTTATGCATATGATTCGGCACATGATAAAATGAGTAAGATTCGTAACTATTTCAAATATCTAGATACGTTTGGGTGTACTCCAGAAGGGTTAGCATTCAAGAGCATTGAGCAAGACATTAAGCGCGATGCAAAAGGCGATGAATGCATCTTTATCAATTATTCAGATGGATATCCAACCGATGTATCAGGTGTTGCTCATCGATATGATGGCGTTCAATTTACTCGCAGAGTTGTTAATGGATTCCGTGAATTAGGTATCAATGTTATTAGTTATTTCATCACCGGCGGCGGATACAGTTATGATAAGACTCCATTCCATACCATGTACGGACTTGATGCTAAATTTATCGATCCCAAGAACATGCAAGAAGTTGCAAGAACATTGAATTCCAAGTTCTTGGAAATTGCTAAATGATTCTATATATATTAATATATGGCATATGTATATCGACATATTAGGTTAGACACGAATAAACCATTTTATATTGGTATAGGATCTGATGAATTATATGAACGGGCTAATTCAAATAAAAGTAGAAATAAACATTGGACTCATGTTGTAAATAAAGTACAATATCGAATAGAAATTATATTAGATGATTTAACGTGGGAAGGCGCTTGTAAAAAAGAACAAGAATTTATTTTATTATATGGTCGTAAAGATTTAGGTACGGGAATATTAGTTAATATGACTAATGGGGGTGAAGGATTAACTAATCCTGGAGAGGAGTTAAGACAACATATGTCGAATTTAAAAAAAGGACGACCTGCGTGGAATAAAGGGTTATCTGGATTTATACATTCAGAAGAAACCAAACAAAAAATGCGGTGTAAACGACCTAATACTTCGTTAAAGTTAAAAGGTAGAAAACAAAGTGAAGATGTAGTTCGCAATAGAGCATTAAAAAATACAGGGAAGCTTCGTAGCGATGAAACTAAAATGAAAATATCACAATCATTGTTAGGAAAATCTAAAACGAAACACGATAGATAAATATTTATATTAAATAAACAGTTATAAAAAGGATAAACAAGTTATGGCAAAACAAATCGAATTTAATTCAGATGCTCGTGCGAAATTGAAAGCAGGTGTTGATGCATTAGCAGACGCAGTTAAAACGACATTAGGCCCGAAAGGTCGCAACGTAGTAATCAGCAAACCGTTTGGTGCTCCTCATGTAACAAAAGATGGTGTTACGGTAGCAAAGGAAATCACACTCAAAGATCCTGTTGAGAACTTGGGTGCACAAATGGTTAAAGAAGTGGCATCCAAGACAGCCGATAATGCAGGAGACGGAACCACAACGGCAACAGTGTTAGCACAATCATTGGTAACAGCAGGACTCAAGAGTGTAGCAGCAGGCGCTAATCCAATTGACTTGAAACGAGGAATGGATAAGGCAGTAGGCGTAGTAGTTGGAGAACTTAAATCAATGTCTCAAGAAGTTGGTGTTGATGCTGACAAAGTAAAACAAGTTGCAACCATATCGGCAAATAATGATGATGCTATAGGTTCACTTATTGCTGAGGCAATTCGTGTAGTAGGACGCGATGGTGTTATTACAGTTGAGGAAGCAAAGGGTACTGAAACTGAAGTTAAAACGGTTGAAGGAATGCAGTTTGACCGAGGTTATCTTTCCCCATACTTTGTTACCAATCAAGAAAAAATGTCTGTGGAAATGGACAATCCATTTGTATTGCTAGTAGATGGCAAAGTATCTTCCATGAAAGAATTGCTGCCCATACTTGAGCCAGTAGTTCAATCAGGACGTGGCTTATTGATTGTAGCAGAAGATGTTGATGGCGATGCACTAGGAACTCTCGTTGTGAATCGAATTCGAGGTGCATTGAAAGTTGCAGCAGTTAAAGCTCCAGGCTTTGGAGATAAGCGCAAGGCAATGCTAGAAGATTTAGCAACATTGCTAGGAGCAACGGTAGTGTCTGAAGAGACTGGATACAAGCTATCAGAAGCTTCAATGGACATGTTAGGTCATTGTGAAAAGGTTGAGATTACCAAAGACCGTACAACTATCATTAATGGCTATGGTGAATCAGAAGCAGTTCAACGACGCATTGAATCAATTCGTTATGAGATTGAAGAATCTAAATCAGATTATGATCGAGAAAAGCTTCAAGAACGTTTGGCTAAGTTGGCAGGTGGCGTTGCTGTATTGTATATTGGTGCACCAACTGAAACTGAAATGAAAGAAAAGCGTGACCGAGTAGATGATGCATTGGCAGCAACCAGAGCAGCAGTTGAAGAAGGCATTGTTGCAGGCGGGGGAGTTGCTTTGATTCGATGTGCAGCTGCATTAGACGCAGTAAAAACAGTGAATGAAGATGAAAAGTTAGGCGTAGATATTGTTTGCAAATCATTGGAAGCGCCACTTGAACAAATTGTTACGAATGCTGGCGGTAATGGTAAGGTAGTATTATATCATGTACAAGAAGGCAAAGCAGCACATGGTTACAATGCTCGTACCAATGAATATGGTGATATGATTGAAATGGGTATTATTGATCCAACCAAAGTAACCAGAACGGCAATTGAAAATGCAGTATCTATTGCTTCAATGATTTTGATGACCGAGTGTGTAATTGTTGATGAGCCTTCAAAAGATGAAGAGCCGCAAATGCCAATGATGTAATATATGAATTTGATCAAATCATTATATCGCCATGGTGATGCAATGTACATTGTTATCAAGAAAAAACCTGTATCAGGGTTCGCTCGTAAGATAGGAGATGAACCTGATATGGAATATGTTAAGTTGTATATGGAATGGGTTGGTGCAGATCATGTTTTACGATCCGAAACCCATTTCATATTTTGTGAAACCGTACAAGATGCAAAAATTATAGAAGATGAATCTGCTATTGATACTGTTAATTAGTGCGTGGACCATATCCGTGTTATGGTGGTGTTGGCACGCTGTATGTTATTGGGCATATGAAATTAACAAATGGTTTGAAATGAATTTGGGTTGGTTCTTTGTTAATGGACGTAAGCAATCTGCATGGGCAGAATACTTGAGAAAAAAATATGGAAATGAATAATATTGAACACGATTATCTTAAACTACTATACGATGTGTTTAAGAATGGAGAATTGAAGGAAGGCAGAAATGGCAAAACACGTTCTGTGTTTGGAAGACAGATTCGCCATGATATGAGTGAAGGATTTCCTTTACTTACAACTAAGAAGATGGCGTGGAAACAAATTGTAACTGAGTTATTGTGGTTCCTCCGCGGTGATACCAACATTAAGTTCCTTGTTGATAATGATTGTCATATTTGGGATGGAGATGCTTATAAGAATTACATCAGTAAAACAAATGAATACAAAGGTGATTGGCCAGATACCATGGAAGAATTCATCAACAAAATCAGAACTAATGATGAGTTTGCTAAGAAGTGGGGCGACCTCGGACCTGTGTATGGGGCTGGTTGGCGTAATTGGAATGGTGAAATAGACCAAATACAAAACCTAATCAACGACCTTAAAACAAATCCGGATTCAAGACGACTAATGGTCTCAGCTTGGAATGTAGGTGAATTAGACCAAATGACACTACCACCTTGTCACTATGGATTTCAAGTTTATACGAGAGAGTTATGTAGTGGTGAACGTAGAAATTGGGTCATCAAAAATAGAAGTCAACAAATGCCTAAGTTTTTTGATAGATTAGGATGGGAAGGTAATGTTGCTGAAGTTCTTGAAAATTTTAATGCCCCAACCAGAGCAATCTCTCTAATGTGGAATCAACGTTCTGCAGACATGTTCTTAGGTTTGCCATTCAATATAGCTAGTTACGGACTGCTGCTTGAAATCATTGCTAAAGCAGTTGGTATGGTACCTGATGAGTTGATTGGCAATATCGGCGATGCCCATTTGTATTTGAATCACATAGAGCAAGCTAAAGAACAAATGCATCGAGAGCTGTATCCACTACCGAAACTTAACATTAATACGGAATGGTGGCCAACGGAGAGTGGCGAATGTGGAGAAGGTCCATTAGATGCAACGGCCGTGTTTAATGAATTTAAGGATGTCAACTTCTGTAAATGTTTGTTAGAAGAAGACATTCAGTTAAGCAACTATCAATCACACCCAACAATTAAAGCACCTTTATCAAATTAAAAAATATAAGTTATGGGATCAGTTATAGATTACATTGCATGTCCTAATTGCAAAACAGAAGCATATAGTGACTTTTATTACAAAACAGGCGAAGAATACGTTAACTGCAATAACTGCGGATATCATTATTCAGCAACTATTAAAAATAGAAATAAAAAGCTTACGGAGCTAACAAAATCAGATTGGGAAATTTCTGAACTAAAAAATCCATATGGTGCATACCGTTATAAAATGGCGGGTGAAGTTGCAACGGTGTGTGGTTCATTAGAAACACTAGAAGATGCAGATCGGTTTCGAGCAGAAATGAAACTAGAATATCAAGATCATGTTGAATTTGCACAGATAAGTAGATTGATTGATGGCGATATCATTACAGAGGAAGTTGTTATTGGTATCTAATGGTTATGAAAAAATCAGACAACGTTGCCGATAATCCAGGATTGCTACCATATGCCAGCAATGTTGGTGCACCTGCTATCATAGTAGACGATATTAAGCATTGGAGGCAAACTCGCGTTGCTAATGTCAATAAGCAATTTTTATCTAAGTTTGATGAACTTAAACAAGAATACCAAAAACTGATCGACGAATATAAATGGAATGATCTTGTGTATAAGTCAAAGTTTAGCTTTGAACCGGTAATCAACGAAATATACCATTTGTATAGTAGAGACAACGGCGAATTGTTTTTATCCTTAATTGAGTCAAATAGATGGACACAAAATTATATAGCAAGTTTTAAATACAATTACGATAATAAATGGATAAAAGTTTAAAAAAATATTTTATCATAGCATTTGCTGCGTTTATTCTAGAAACAGCATCAACTATGTATATTGCAACGGTAGCAGATCGTAGCATCACAATGATGTTTTGGGCATTCATTGGACCATTCCTAAGCCTTCCTTTTGTAGGTTATATGGTTGAATCAAAAACATGGCCAGAACGATTTCATATGGCGTTAGCATCTGCTGTAGGTTATACGATAGGTGCATTAACAGTTTATTTAGGAAATTTATGACAACAGACGATATTAAAATAGTACATCTCAAAAGCAATGCACAACGACTTGAAACTTGGATTGCTATGATCAACGGAGAGATAGTAGGACACATCTACATGGAGCGGGAAGATGATCGCAAAATCAAATTCCTTGATGCTTGGGTACATGAAGAGTATCGTCGCAAAGGAATATACAGAACACTATGGGAGATGCGTTGGGACTATGCACAACAACGCTACAAAGGATACAAAGTATATGCTTGGTGCAAACCAGCATCATTGCCATTACTCCTAGAAAAAGGATTTGATGCTGGAGAAACATGTACTTATGTAGAAAAAACAATTGAATGAAAACTAAAAAACCATCACGTTATAAACGTATCTATGTTGAATATAAAAATGCAAGCACTCGCGAGATATGGGAAGGCGTTAGAGACAATTTTACCTTTGGCTTTCTGGGTGCAATACTAGTAGTGTTTATTGCGACCCGTACGGACTTAGCCGTATTGCTTGGTTATTTAGCATATTATGCATTCATGGGTAGAATTGTGAATCGTCCCAAGTATGTTACTGAGTTAGGTAAATTGATTGTATTTCCTATACCATCAGCATTGGGAGCATTTGCAGGATACAAATTAAGTTATTTTTTACTACAATTTATCTAATCCGGTTGGAATGTTTAAAACAATTTCATAATTTATAAAAAAAAAGTATATGGATATTGTTTGTGTAAATTCAAAGAAGGACGTATTTCAACTTGTAAATGCTCAAGGTGAAGTCCTATTAACGGGTACGCATGATGAATGCGTAATGCGATTAGCTGATATGACTTATTATGAAGATCAGGCGGCATATCAATTCCATTTGCGATTAGGAGATTTTTAATGATGGTCGGTTCATCTAGGGGTTAGGATACAAGATTTTCATTCTTGTCACACGGGTTCGAATCCCGTACCGACTACAAAAAGCACCCAAGTAAGACTGCTTGGGTTTTTTACTGTACATATTTATATTAAAGGCCAGTTATGAAGCACGTATACGCACTTATTTGGATGCTAGTTAGCACCATATCTTATTCTCAGTATTGTCCCGCATTAGGGCCAGATCAAATTCTTCCTTGCGGAGTAAACTCAACTACATTGACAGCGGACCTATCTCAATGCGGAGCAGGAAGCAATCCCAATCAAACCACTTCATATGCGGTTTCAACAATACCATATGTTATGCAGACCAATACGGGTACATTGGTACAGCTGTCAGATGATTCACAATCGGGTACGTTTAACATTGGTTTTACGTTTTGCTTTTATGGACAAACCTATACCCAGTTTCGAATAGGATCCAATGGTTGGATATCATTAGGTGCGGGAGTGCAGCCAACAACATTTGCATCAATAGCAATACCTTCGATGAATGCTGCGGTACCAAAGAATTGCATTATGGGCCCTTGGCAGGATTGGCATCCTGGTGTTGGTGGTCAAATTAGATATCAAGTTCAGGGTACTGCTCCTTGCAGAAAGTTGGTTGTAAGTTGGATTAACATGCCTATGTTTTTGTGTACTAGCACACAGGGTACATTTCATATAGTAATTTATGAATCAACCAATTACATTGAAAACCATATTGCCGTTAAACCAAACTGCCCGCAATGGGCGGGAGGCACTGCAGTGCAAGGAATCCATAACGCAGCGGGAACACAGGCGGTCACTGTACTCGGTAGAAACTCAACACAATGGACTGCTCAGCAAGATGCTAGAAGATACACTCCTAACGGTGCTGCTGTGCTACCAACCTTAGTGTGGTATCAAGTAGGAAACCCAGTGCCTATTGCACAAAACGTTAATCAGATCACTGTAACACCTCCAGCCGGTGGAGCTTATTATACTTGTCATCTAGAGTATCCGGCTTGCAATGCAGGATGGTCAACATGTAATGCAGGAGTAGGCTTAGGTCCAGATACGGTGCAAGTAGTACCAGGTCCTCCAGTACTCAATCAACCTAACTTTGTTATAACAGATCCATTATGTAATGCTGCGTGCGATGGTACTTTAGTTGTTACTCCAACTAATGGTACTGCACCTTATACGTATACATGGACAACGGGTCAAACAACAAATTCATTAACAGGTCTTTGTGCAGGAACATATACAGTAACCGTTTCCGATATCAATGGTTGCAACATAACTACATCTGCTACATTGATCGATCCAGCCCCACTACAAGATCCGCTGATAACTTCAACCAATCCCGTATGTGTTGGAGATTGTAATGGCACTGCAACTGCTAATCCGGTTGATGGCGTAGCTCCGTATACTTATGCTTGGAGCAATGGACAAATCACTCAAACAGCTACAACGTTGTGTCAAGGTACATATGCTGTAGTGGTAACTGATGCTAATGGATGTACTTCATCTAACACCATCACGTTGATTGATCCGCCTCCGGTAATTACTGGTCCTATTGCATCACTTGATACCGTATGCCTAGGAGAGACTGCTGCAACATATTCGGTGCCAACGCAACCAGGTTATACATACGCGTGGACAACACCAGGAACAATTACATCGGGGCAAGGAACAAGTGCCATCACGGTAGATTGTAGTGCATTAAACGCAGGATTAGTAGGCGGAGCCGTTCAAGTAGTAGCAGCAAATCAGTTTGGTTGCCTAAGTGCACCTGTTACGGTTAATGTGTTCATATTAAATATTGTTCCAACAATCGATACCATTGGTCCATTCTGCGTATATGATGCAAATGCAACACTCACAGCAATTCCTGCGGGTGGCGTGTTTGCTGGATTGGGTGTTACTGGTAATACGTTAGACCCAACCAATGCAATTGGAACAAATAGCATATCATATACATATACACAGAGCAATTGTGCATTTACATCTTACACAACCGTAACAGTATATCCACAGCCTGAAGTATTAGCAATTACTCCAAATGATGAATTCATACAAATTTGCGAAGGCGATTCAGTCGTATCATCATATGCAGCCGCAGTTACTGCACCAGGCATAACAGAATGGACGTTGTTAGGCAACGTAACACAATCTCCGACACTAACAGTATCATGGAACAATGCCGGAATGTATGTGATACAAGCAACGCATACAGTCGATGGATGTGTTTCAGAACCTACAACCACAACGGTAACGGTATCTCGTTGTCCACAGATGTTGTATTATGTACCAAATACATTTACGCCAGATGGTAACCAACACAATCAAACATGGCGCCCGGTGTTTACCTCAGGGTTTGATCCTGCAGAATTTCATTTAACGGTATTCAATCGTTGGGGAGAAATGGTATGGGAATCTTATTGGGCAGAAGCAGCTTGGGATGGTACATATAACAATGCATTATGTGCAGATGGCGTATATACATATAAGATTTGGTTTGGTGATAAAAATACAGATGCAAAATATACTGTTACCGGTCATATAATTTTGATTCGTTGATATTTATAATTGACTCGACCGGCCCATGGTAGATGGGGGTTTCTAAAAAGATTCTTCAAGTGAGTATCGTAAAAAGGATACCGTATGAAGAAACTATTACTTGCATTTACATTGTTGCTATCAGCAATCTCATTTTCTCAATCCTGCACTCACACACTTCACATGACCGATACATATGGTGATGGTTGGAATGGGAACCGTGCATCGGTTTCAGTAAACGGAGTCATTGTAGTATCTAATGTAACCTTTAACAGTGGAT